CGATGGGAGTCACGGACACCGCCTCGCTCGACTATCTGCGCCAGATCGGCGTTCTGCCTGGCGGTCTGCGCGGTGTCGTTAAGACGATCCAGCTGGCGGCAATGGCCGCCGCCGGATCCGGCAAGGAGCTCAACCGCGACCTGCTGATCCGTGCGTGGCGGAAACTGACGAACGAATAAGAAACCTGAATTTTGAAAGTAATAAATATGGAATGGGTAAATGTAAAAACAGAGATGCCGGACGATGACGTTGAGGTCCTCGTGTATTGCGAAGAATCAGAGCTTGTATATTTAGCTCACCATGACGCCGGGGAGTGGTTGGACGATTGGGGCGATTCTATTTCTAAAGTCACTCACTGGATGGAGATTATTCCGCCGGAGGAGAAGTCATGATGATCTGGGACATTCACTTCGGAGACGGAACAACGATCCGGGCAAAGCACGAGAAGTTTCACTGCGCGAGCATTCTCGCCCAGGCGCAGCGGATCCAGTACGGCGAAACACACGAACAGCAGCTCGCGGTACTGCGCGGCACGATGATCAAAACAACAACAGAGGGATAAATCATGAATCGGATTAAGGACTTACGGATTACGACGCTGGAGCAGGCCAAGCAGCTGATGGCCGCACTTGCGAAGGTGACGACAACCATCGAACTGCTGAAGGCGCGGGCCAACAGCAGGATCAGCACGATCAAGATCGAGCTGCAGGAAAAGCTTTCGCCGCTGGAATCTGAAAAGGATCTGCAGGGCGCAGCGCTCGGCGCGTTCATCAAGGCGAACCGCGGGCTGTTTGTTTCGCCGCGCAAGGTGAAATGCGAGGGCGGATCGTTCGGTCTGCAGGCGGCAACCGGCGTGGAGATATCCGACGAGGCCGCGCTGATGGCGCACCTGGTCGAGAAAGGTTACGAAGACTGCTACATCGTTACGCGCGCCCCTGATAAAAAGGCGCTAGAAGCCCGTTTAAAGGCCGGTTGTTCGCTCCCAGGCGTTTCCCTGTCGAAAGGCGACACCGTCGTCTACAAGGTCGATCCGCAGCTTTTAAAGGAAGCCAAGGCCAGCGCTGAGTGATGAATCAGGAGACACCATGAAAGCATCTGAATTTATTGAAAAACTGACAGAGCTGGTCGAGCGGTATGGAGACCTTCCTGTCCGTCTCACTGAAGATCCGGTTCCCGGCTGCAGCTGTGAGGCGGTTTTTCAAAACAGAAACGACGGATCCCCTCTTCATTTTGAAATCCGTTAAGCCGAGGAGCAGACAGCATGAAAACAATCGACACAGAAACGAGACGGAAGATCTTCGGCCTGCTGAAGACGGCGCACGAAAAGTCGGGCAGTCCTCTTTCTCTGGAGGATTTCCGCAAACAGCAGCAACTGGCGGTCGGCATTGCGAGCCTGAGTGATTGCCCGGCGTCTTTCGGGCTGAAGCTGCTGAACCGGCTGCATCGAATCATTCAGGAGTCAGAGGACAAAGGTCAGGTTGCGGAAGCCAGCCGAAACGGGGCGGCCATGAAGGCGGCCCGTACTGTGCGGATGGATGGGCATCCGTTTGAAGGGCAGTTAAAGAAGGTTTATGCGCTGCTGACGGATCAGAGCTTGAGCTGGGAATATGCCGACGGAATGGCGGCGCGCATGTATAAACAGAAGCGCGTTGAGCAGCTCAAGCCTAATGAACTGCGCGGCCTGATCGCGGCGCTGACCAAGCGGCAGCAGAAGCACGGCGGAAGAAGGGAGCAGGCTCATGTCTGACACCTTTGTGTTCATGGCGGAAATCCCCGCCCAAGCCCCTGCAGGGACCGAGGTCGGCAACTCAGAGCTGCCACCGGTCCTGCGGGAGATCGAGCGTGTAGCGGGCTTTAAAGCGGCCATGCGGCTGGTTAATAAAATCGGCGGCCTGAGCGTGACGATTCCGAAAGAGCCGGACCCTTCGCATGTGCTGACGCAGGCGGTCGGCCTGGAGACCGCCCGGAAGATATCCGCGCTGTTCGGCGGCGAACGTATCGCGGTACCGCGGGCCCACCACTACCGAACGGTTCTGCGCCAGGCGGAAGTCTGCCGGCGGTACCGCGCCGGCGAACCGGTGAGGACGCTGGCCAAGGAATATTCACTTACCGAACGCGCCGTCGAAAAAATGGTGGCCCGCGAAAACCTGCGGCGGCAGCGGCGGCGCTATAGCCGCCTGATGAAGGAGAAAAAATGAGCCACGGCGAACTGTTCGACTGGGGATTCCGGCGCGAAGAGAAGCCGGACGACAGAGGTCAGGAGACAGAAAGCGGCATGGGCTTGCGCGTTGCAGAAATGACGGATGCACTGCGCGACCGGCGAATTGTTCATGCCGGTGAGTTTTTTGATCGTTGCGGCTGGGATGAGCGCACGTGCCGGGCGATCGCCGCGGCCAGCGACGGGCATATCCTCGGAACAAACGGCGGCTATGTTCTGACCGAGCGGGCTACGCCCGAAGAATTCGACGCGGCCAACGGCCGCATCTATAGCCAGGCAAAAAACATGATGCGCCGCGTGATCCGTGAGCGCCGTGTGCGGCATCAGCTGGTGGGCCGGGCATGAGCAAGCGGCAGGAATATCACCGGGAATATTACCAGGCGAACTCTGCGGAGCTTTCTGAGCGCAAGCAGCAGGAGCGCGACCACTTCGATCTGGCCATGTCCTACTGGCGGCAGAAGAGTCTTTTTAACCGGGAGCTGCCCGGTCTGATCGCAAGGGTTCCGCCGGCGATCGTCGAGCGCGCGCGGGTGGCCTACGAGAAAGTGCTGGCCCAGCACGAGCCGGAACAAGTTGCGAAAAAATCAAATGTCTCAACAGGCAGGAAGAGAAAGAAATGAGCCTCAAAGAAAAATACAATTACTGGGAAGATCGCACCGTGGATGGGTTTGTTTACCGCTACAGCGAATATGAGATTAAGCGGCATCCGGTTGCCGGATATCCTCACTGGAGCGTATGGCGGATTTTTACAACGCAGCGGGCCTGCTCCTGGGCGTGGCGCGAACTGTGTGACAAGGCGGCTGAACAGAAGGCGGTAAAGGAAACCCCATGAAAAAAAACCGGGAAGAGGATTTGCTGGAGATCGTGAATACGAGCGTCGATTGGGCGCGGACTATGATCAGTTGTCTCGAAACAAAAGGGACGCCCCTCACGGTTGAAGATTGCGAGTGGTGCCTGAAACAATCCGGCTGCGCAGGATCCTCCTTGCGCAAGCTGATTGAGGGCAAAGCCCGCAAAGCGTTTCGGGGGTCGGTGCGGAGTGAGAAGGCAAATCAAGTTGCGGTAAAGGCGATTCTGCCGAGTCCTTTTGATTGCCGCATGACAGAAGGGACAAACAACTATGCAACCTGGCGGCGAGCGCTTTATCTTGCCAGCGACGAGAAAATTGTAGAACGTATCCGGCGCGAAATACAAACGCGCTTTCCGTGGGGCTGCTGAAAGTAGACAACAAACAAAAGGCGCTCATTAGCGAACCGGTTCGGGTAAACAACCTGAGCCGGTTTTTTTTATGGTTGTGTCCTCTGAGGGGGCCTGCCGGTTAGTCCGGTCATCGGTGCGGCAGGTTTCCCTGTTTAAACAGCAACAACAGGAGGCACCACATGAGCGAAATCAAAGCAGGCATCACCCACATCATTACCGTGATGGAAACCGTTCTGGCGGTCGGAAGCGATATCGCCGGATCACTGACCGACGGAAAACTGACCCTCAGCGAAACGCTGGCGCTGAGCAAACACATTCCCGGTGCATTGTCCGCCATCAAAGCCGCGCCGGATCTGCCGGCGGAACTGTCCGATCTGGACGAAGATGAACGCGCGCAGATCATCGCGCACTTCGCCGACAAATTCACCCTGCCTAATGACGAACTCGAGTTGCGTGTCGAGCGCCTGTTCGGCATTGCCGTAAATCTGTCCGAGCAGATCGTCGAGACCGTCGGGCTGGTGAAGGCATTCCGGTCGAAAGAATAACCCACCCGCCTTTCAGGCACCCCTCCGCCGGAGGGGATCGCCTGGGCGAGCAAGGAGACACCATGTCGATTTTCAAAAATAAAAAACTTTCATACCGCGAATTGCTGAAGTTACGGCGGCGGGTTAAGCAGAACCGCCGCATGCTGCCAGGCGGTCTCCGTAAAGCCGGCGACTATTTCCGCGCGCATCCTAAGCTCTGCAGAAAGGCTGCCTGATGAGCGTCGCTGTTCTCACCGCCATTACCGGGCTTCTTTCAAAAGCCTTTGAACCGGTTTTTAAACTGATCGACGACGAGCGCTTCACTCCCCAGGAGAAAGCCGATATCGCCAACTCTCAGATGCTCGCGCAGATCGTCAACGAACGCACCGCCCTTGAAATTGAAAAACTGGAATGGCAGGTGCAGGCGGAAACACAGAAACGCATGGCAGCTGAAGCGAAGGCTGAAGCCGACGCGCAAACAGCGCTGGCCAACATCCAGCGGGCGCAGACCGACGAGGATGATCTCTTTACGAAGCGGGTGCGGCCGATGGCCGCGTATGTGATGACCTTCATGCTGCTGGCTGACCAGATCTGGCACATGAGCGGCCACCCGCGCTATTTCGACTGGGTAATGGTGACGGGCTATTTCTCGCTGCTGGGCATCTACATTGCCGGACGCAGTTTTGAAAAATCAAAACGGATGAAAGGATAATCCGGTGAGCTTAGAAAATTCGCAGGTGCTTGGTGAGTTTGTGCAGATTTTAGTGTGGTGTCTCGGCGCAGTACTGCTCGTGATTCAGATCATAAGGAGTTTCAGGAGATCTCCTCCGGTTGCTGCCGAAATCGACCAGAAGATCACCCTCTGCAAGGAAAATTGCGACAAACGCTTCTGCGGAATGAAAACCAAGATCGAAAAGGTTGAGAGCGAATTAAAAGACCGCGCCGAAGCCGGAGATCTGAGCCGCGCCCAACTCAGCCGGGATATTGAGGCCCTGCGCAGCGATATGGATGAAAAGTTCCGCGAACTCGGCGAGCAGGCGGCCGCTCAGGAAACAAAGACCGATATGACGTATCAGCGGCAAATCCAGATGGACCAGAAGCTCGATGTGCTGCTGACCCGCAAATGAATTTTAAACAAGGAGACACCATGCCATTAAACGAAGAACAGAAGGAAATGCTGCGGATTGTGATTCTGCAGAATTTATATGCGGCCAGAATTTTGCCGGGCCTGCGGCTGAACCGGCTGCTGATTGGCGCAAAAGTGTACGGCTTCGAACTGCTTGAAGAAGAGGATCTGGCCAAACAACTGCGCTATCTGGCGGCACATGGGCTGATCGAGCCGGTTGACCGGAAAATTTCGAAGGCCGTTGAGTTGTTCCGGATTACACAGGCCGGAACGGCTTATCTCGATGAAAACAATTTAACGCTGGACTGATTTAAGGGCAGGTACACGACCCGCCCCTACAGGAGATCTTTGTATGCCGACACCGAGCACGATAGGAAATCTGAATGCCGAGGACCGCGCGTGGGTCGAGAAGCTGCTGCTGGAAAAAAACTTTGCCGACTATGACGGGCTGATGGCGCTGCTTACGGAACGCGGACTGGAGATATCGCGGTCCGCGCTGGGCCGGTTCGGCAAGAAGTACAAGGAATATATTCAGGACATCAAACGCTCAACCGATATGGCGGTGATGCTCAGCCGGGAAGTCGGCGACGACGCCAATGCGGTCGGCGATGCAACCATGCGCATGATGCAGGTGGAACTCTTCGAGGCGATCCAGAACTATGATTTTTCAAAGCTGCAGGATGCCAAGCCGCACCAATTGATTGCCGCGATGGCTGATTTAAACCGCGCCACGGTCGGTCAGAAAAAATGGATGGCGGAAGTGCGGACGAAGGCGAAAGCCGTGGCGGAGTCGGTTGAAAAAACCACGAAGAAAGCCGGCCTGAGCGCGGATGCGATCGCGCAGATTAAACGGGATATTCTCGGAATCGGAAAATGAGCCGCTTCGATACCAAAGTTGATCTGTCCAGCTACCTGATGCCCTATCAGGCGCGCTGGCTCGAAGACAACAGCCGCTTTAAGATCTGGGAAAAGACCCGGCGAGGCGGGATGTCGTTTGTCCAGGCATTGGAAGATGTGTTTGACGCCAGCAAAGAAGACAAGCCGATGGATGTCTTTTTCAGTTCGGCGGATGCGTCGGCAGCAACCGAGTATATTCTTTATGTCCAGTTCTGGGCAGAGCTGCTGGGAGAGGCGGCGGATTTCCTCGGCGAAGTGCTGATCGACAGCAAGAACGATATCAAGGCGCTGTCTGTTAAGTTTTCAACCGGCAAGCGCGTTGTTGCGTTGACCAGCAACCCGAAGGCGTTCCGCTCGAAGGGCGGCAAGCTGGTGCTCGACGAATTCGCGTTCCATGAGCAGCAGGATGCGATGTGGAAGGCGGCGAAGCCGATTATCACCTGGGGTTTCCCCGTCCGCGTTATTTCGACCTACAACGGCAAGGGCAACCGCTATGCCCGCATGGTGGCCGACGCGAAAAAAGGCAAGGAGCTGATTAACGGCCGCTGGAGAGCGGAAGGCGGAGGTCAGAAGACAGAGGACGGAAGTCAGAAGCCGAAAGCCAACGCCTGGAGCCTGCATACCACAACCATCGAGGATGCCGTCGCGCAGGGACTGGCCGACAAGATTCTCGGCCGTGAGCTGACGGCCGCTGAGCGCCTGGCGTGGCTTGATGAAGAGCGCGACGCCTGCGGTGATGACGCGACGTGGATGCAGGAATATATGTGCGAGCCGGTCGACGGGGCCACCTCCTGGCTGACTTATGAGCTGATCGCTTCCTGCGAGGATCCGGACGCCGGCAGGCCGGAACTCTATAAAGGCGGTCCCTGCTATTTCGGAAACGATATCGGCCTGCGGCATGACCTGTGGGTGCTTCCCGTGTTTGAAGAGGTTGGCGATATCTACTGGTGCCGGGAGATCGTCCGGCTCAAAAAGAAAAAGTTTGCGGAGCACGATGCCGAGATGGCGCGGGTGTTTAAGCGCTACAACATTGTGCGCGGCTGCATGG